TAAAATGATCCGTATGCTTCTCGCATCTCTTCATACTTCTCATTAAATCCAGAAGAGATGTGGTTCCCCCACTCTTGTTCCCGTAACCTAACATCCTCAAAAGAATGCCAAATTTGATTAGAATAAGTGAATGCTTTCTTAATCTGTTCTGCTGTTTGCCTAGTTCTCCAATAAGGAGAAATATAAAAACAAACATTCTTCTCTCCAATAATTTCTTTCAACTTACTTCCAACATCTCTGGCTTGTTCTTTTCCCAGGTCAGTTAATTGTAAAGTGTAATCTGGCTTTGTTTTATAAATTTCTTTATCAACATTGCCTTCGCTTTGACCATGACGTACTAGGAAGATATTTTCAGGTTTCATTCTTTTGTAATTCTTCTATTTGTTTAGAGATTTTATCCGCTTTATCTATAAGGCTTTTATGTTGGGCGGTCAATTGTTTAATGCAATTAGCTTTGACTTTTTCTTCAAATGCTTTCCAATCAAAATTATCAATTTCATTATATTTGAAATATTTAGAAAATCCTTCACAACCACATGCTCCATAATAGACAATATGTTCTAGATAAACTTCATCTGGTAAACAAGTTTTAAATATCCACGTTCCTTTTTCGGAATCGTAACCATCATAATCAGTATCTCCAACGAGCATGTCCCATTTCTTATAAATCTCAAATTGTTGCTTAACATGTTCATCAATAAGAGAAATAATTTGATTTTCCAAAGATTCGGATAATCGAATAGAATCAGTTGCTAGATATTGTTCAATGAGAGATTTAAGTGTCATCTGTATTATTTTAAATATTTTGCGATTTCTTGAGAAATACTCTTATTGTCAATTCGTCCTTCTGCCAATTCAACGGCCCGCTTAATAGCCTTTCCCATATCTTTCTTAGTAATTGCATTGGTTTCAGCAATAGCAAGTTGAATCAAATTATCAAATTCTTCTTGAGATAATTCACTGGGAAGATATTGTTTCAGAATGTTAATTTCTAATTGTTCTTTTTCAACAAGTTCAAGACGATTGCCTTTAAAAAATTGTTCGGAAGAATCTTCTCTTTGTTTAATTTGCTTACGAATAATTCCAATTACTTCATTATCAGTAAGAGTGTTACTTGCATTACCGGAAGCAAGCGCAGCATTGGTGATTGCTGTTTTGACTTGTCGAAGAACATCAACACGGGATTGATCTTTGGCAATCATTGCTTGTTTAATTTGTTTGTTAATTTCTAATTGTAGTGTCATAGCCGTAAAGTAGCAGTTTTTAATTTCATTGCAACTGCTTTCTTCAATTGTTCCAATAATTCTTCTTTGGTAAATTCTGGAACAGGGAGATGCTTAGTATTATATGAAGCTATGCCTTCCAAATAAGGTTTTCCAGTATTTGTTTTATTCAAAAATGGATTATATTTTTTCGCAATGACATTATATCCTTCATCTAACGGATTATAATCATATCCATCAGGATAATAGTCAAATTTTGCTTCATATTCTTGTTCTTCTTTAAGTTTTTGTTTAGCAAAATGTTTTAACCATTTATGGCCCCAAACATCATAAATGTCATTTCTTCGTGAAATTTGAAATCCCGAATATGTAAAAGTGTTACTATATTCATTATAATCAAAAGTATACAATAATAATTCTGTAATAGTTTTAAATTTATGTATTTGTATATTCATTGGAATAAAGTTTCGTATATTTCTGTAGGATATATTATCTTATAATTTTTATAATTTTCAGGAATATTGCATTTTCTAGGAGAGGTGATTAACCATTTTTCTGATAAGACATGAATTTGTGGTTTTCTATGTTTCCTTCCATCCACAGATTCTAATGCCAGAACGTCATAACAAGGATAATATTTATTTTCGTAGGTTGACCAATGATTTACACCTAATACAATTCCGTGCCAATGTGCTCTATATAAAGATTGAACACTATCACCTTTATTAAATATATTATTAGTTTTCATATAATTTATATATTGTTATATTCATTTAATTTTTGGTTTGAATTGTTTTGGAAGCGCCGGAAGACCGACAGGATAACGGTAAAAACTTCCCATTGCAAGAGAAATTTTTCAGTTGACAAAAGAAAAGTTTTTGCGATAATACCAATATGACTGAACAAGCTGAACTTGAAAAAACAAAGCAAGAAGAAAACTTTCTTCTTTCCAGGAACTATAAACAAATCAACGAAGGACAATATAAATGGGAAAGTCCAAGTGGACAGAAATTTATCTATAGTTGGTCTGCCCATGACTGGCAGAAAGAAAAAGATGAAATAGCAGAAAAAGGCTATAAATTTAAAATAGGAACACCTTATAGTGGTTTTGGATGGGGCATTTTTGTCCGAATCGAAGGATCATCTAGCTATAAAATGCTTTATTTGGTAAGAGATAAAGCAGATGCCCAAGAAATTTTAAACGATTGTGTTGCTTCATATTCTACGGTAAATAAAGCGCAGGCATTAACACTCTTAATAGAACATATAACAGGTGGATGGTCAGAAGAATTAAATTATAAAACATTAAATAAAATTATTCTTTATAAACATCATTACGGAATTGAGTATTTTTCCATAAAATCTTATACAGAATTAGTTAATTGGTGTATTCATTTTGTTAATGATATGTCAATACGTAGAAATTATAAGGAAAATCCGCCAGTAAAACCTGCTTATGAATGGTCTTCCCTTCCCGTGGAATTTCAAAAAGACGGAAAAGCATCTTGGGAAAACTATGAAAGTTCTTTAAAAGAATATAGTGAAGAACAGCAGATATTTGAAAAATTGAAATTCTTAAAAGAATTACCACAAACAGAATATAGAAAATATCATTTAGATTTTGTTAATTTCGTATTAAGAGATGCAAGAGAGTATTATGGCGAATTTAATATTGAAGATGCAGCAGACGTAACCAAATATATTTAAAATATCGTTTGACAATGAAAAATAATGCATTAAGATGCAGTAATTCCAAAACGGAAGTTTAATAACAATAAAATAATAGAAAACAAAAATATATGAGTCGTCCAAAAAATCCAGAAAATAATTATGAACTAAAGGATGCTGTAACAGGCGAACCCCTTCATACCAATCCTAAACAATTTCGCGAACTTCAAACCCGTTACAACGTAACAGCAGAAGAACTAAAAGCCAGTTATGTCGGTCAAGGAGGCCGTAACAAACTTGTCTTTGATAAAGAAACAGTTGCTTCTGCAATGGAGAAATATAACCTTCATCCCAATATTGCTAATGCATTACGAGCATTGCGTTCTAAGCCAATTAAAGCCGTTTCTAAGCCTGTTGAAACTGATATGAGTATCAACGTAGCAGAAAATGCTATTGCGCCCGTAGAAACTAATTCTAATGAGGAAACAGAACAGGTTCAAACTGGATCAGTTATGGAAGATGAAGAAGAATTAGTAATTGTTGCTTAATTCTAAAAAAGGGAAAATGAAAAGGTTATTTCATTTTCCCTTTTCTTTCGTTTCTACTAAATAAAAATTAATTATGACTTTAGAAGAATATAAAACACAATTTGAAACTTTTGCAGAAGATGCGGATTTAGCTATTACTGATAGTGCGCTTAGTAAGATTGCTAGACGTGCTAAAGAATTAGAAAAAGAAAGTGATTTCACTTTAGATGATATTAAAGAAGAATTACTAGAAACTATTCCTGTTAGATTTCAAAAAGAAGTTGACTGGAATAACTTTATAGACGAATGTGCCTTGTTCGTTTTTGACGAAAAAGAAGAAAACGGCGACGATGAATCAGACTACGAATAATTAATAAAAAAAATAATGAATGCAACGTTAATACCTGTAGAACTAGTTGGTGGTCCATTATGTGGTGCAGAAATCCATATTGATGCAGATGATAATAGCGAGTTTCATGAAGTTCCTTATTATGGTGGAATTGCTATCTATCAGATGCAAGAGAATGGTAAAGGGAGATACGTAAGAGGATAATATTATGAGTTGGAGTACATTTGACCAATCACGTCTTGATTTTATTTCTGAACTAGAAAAAGTGGGGCATGTTCTTTATAAAAAAGACCCGGAATATGGGGAAGGTATCGATATGTTCCGCCTATATGTAGAACCCCATAATGGGCCAGAGTGTATGAAATGTGGGTGTTCATGGTGCGAACATTGTAAAATAACTATTAAGAAGTGTGAAGGATAATATTATGAAAGAGGTTTGGAAAATTTGTGTAGGATCAGGTATTCTTCCAAATGAAGAACCGTGTCATAAAAAACCTCCTTTTCATGTAGTTGTTGAAAACAAGGATACCTTGCCTTATAATGGTATTCGTAATTGGAGATGCGCAGAATGTTTCAATCTTCATCGAGAAAAAGTAAGACAGAAAAATAACAAATGAATAATAAAGTAGAATTAATTGGGTATTATGGCGGGGATGAAAGTCATGCTTGTTCGGCATGGACTAGTACTACACGTAATTTAACAAATGAAAAAAAGGAAAGAATCCCTGCTATTTTAAAAATGTTAGCGGAAAAAGGGCATCATACTCCTTTTGAAAAGAGTTCTTTACATTTTCTTGTAGATAGCGATATTGCTTCTCATATTCATTTTCTTAAACATAGAATCGGAGTTTCTATAAATGGCGAAAGTGCTAGATATAAAGAATTGAAAGAAGATAAATTCTATATTCCTAATGATTGGAAAAATGTTCAATCATCGTCATATTTTCATATAAATTCAGATGATACCACCAATGATACTTTTGAAAATAAGGACTGGGCAACTCTTCTTCAAGAATACACTGAATTAAGTAATAGATTATATCATTCAGCATTAAAAGATTTAGAACCTGTAATAGGGCGAAAACGTGCAAAAGAATCAGCTCGTTTTTTCAAAACATATAACAGTCAAATACAAATTGACGTAATGTTTAACTGGCGATCATTTATACATTTTCAAGGATTACGTAATAAATTAGATGCCCAATTAGAAATTAGGGAAATTGCTGAAGAAATGCTTAATCTTGTTAAGCAGATTAATGGAAACCCGTTTCAATATAGCATCGAAGCATTTAAATTATGACTTATTGGGAACGGTTATATAACCAGGTGTATTCTTTTTCACTCTATATGTAATCATAGCACCCGTTACTCCTAATGCTAACGCTGCATCATTATATGATGCGTAATATACACCATCTATAATAATTGCTTTACGTTGTGCAATATTAGGTTTACCTTTATGGGAATCTGTCATTTTCTTTTTTGTTTCTTCAGAATGCTGTTTTCCGAAAAAAGGGTTATTTGTTCCTTTTTTTGAACATAGAACACATCTTATACGATCTTTCCAAATTTCTGTTCCGCAATCCACACATGCTCCTTTAATCTTTGATATTCCACCTCTCCAATTAGGATTTTTATCACCTAAAGAATTTTGACGCATTTTCTCTTTATCCTCTTCGGTCATATTATCCATTCTTTCTTGAGAAGATTTAGTTATTTTTTCAATAATTTCCTCTCGACGAGGATGATTAGTCAAATTATCTCCCCCGCCAACTGATCCTACATTATATTCTGGATTTAACTTATTAATCCATTCTTGTTCTTTAGCAAACAAATCATTAGCACTACTTTCTACATCTAAAACTTCCAATATCGTTAACTTGAAATTGTCTTTACCGTATTTGTTCCATGCTCTTTGCATGAAATCCGAATGATGTATATTACTATTGAGGCGAGTTTTGTGCGAAGTCCATCTTTTCTTAATATTTTTCGAACTACCTATGTATTTTTTATGATTTACTATATTAACTATTGCATATATTCCTTTTATCTTGTCCATGATTATATTTATGGTATTCCCTTTAATAAATGAAATATTCTTGCAAAAGAATCATGCCTGGAAGAAGGTATGTTAACCGGATTTCTTTCCAATGTTCATATCTATGAAAATCAATTGGATGGAGTTGAAGAAATCTTAAAAAGAAAAACGGAGTTTGAATTACCACGAATTCAAACTCCGAATTTTACTAACATTTTTGATTGGCAATATTCTGATTCTATTTTAGAAAACTATCAATCTTTGGGCAAAGTAACAATGCCTGTTGCTGTTTAAGAAATTACACCTTTAAGTTTTGCCTGACGTTCAATTTCGTTGATTAAGCTAGTAACTACGGCAGCAAAAGTTGGATCAGTGGCAGCAAGCCCAAATACATCAGGAATGTTTAG